GCTTCTTCAGCGGCTACTGCCTCAAGTAATAGTGAGTGGTGGAGCTTATCTGCTTTCTCTAAATCAAAGTAGACTCCATACTTCTCTTGACGGCTAATAACCTTAGCGAACTCCTGCTCAAGCCATATAGCTTCTTTAGGAGGGAGTCCTTTGTCATTGAAGTGTTGCCAGAGCTTAGCTAGTACTGCTACATCTTGTTTACAGTAAGCTAACATACTATCTGTAAGCACTTCCCAGGCATTCTCCTGTTTACCGAAGTCCCCTTTTAGGATACGTAGTCGATAGCCCCAAGCCTCTAAGGAATGTCTCCCTTTAAGCTTAGCTGGGATAGTCTTCCTGAAGGCATCAGTCTTAGCTAGGTTCGTAAACTTTAGCTGGCTAATTAAGAAGGTGTCTATAACCTCACCAGAAGGTGTCCAATTATGTAGCTTATTGAGTACTGGCTGGTCGAAGCTGATGCCGTTGTGAGCGATGATAGTTGTTGCAGAGGATAGTAGTAGTAGTAAGTCTTCAATCGTGCCGTTACTACCCTCTAATGGACGTGAGGTGAAGCTATAGTATTTGTTTTCTTCTACTAAATAACATACCCCACAGTGTACCTCAGTAACTTGTTGGTAAAGACCATCTGTTTCAAGGTCGTATATGATTGTACGTGGAGGTATCATTAGTCACCCACCTCTAGTTTGTTTGCGTAATATTTAGAAGTCGTCATCTGCTGCCTCCTCTACTTCTAGTTCAAAGTCTTCATCAGTTTGGTGGCAGATACCTGTATCACCATCGTAGGTAAAGCCAACTGTTAGTCCTGTACCAGTACCACTAAATCTATCCTTTAAGATGCGTACAAGTCCTTTATTACGTTCTGCGGGGTCTTCATGGAGAGTATTACGTTCAATACCAAACATCGCATACGACCACCTCATGATAGCCCTAGAGCCTGTGAATTGTCCTTGCTCTGTCTTACCGCCTGACTCATGGCTTGCACCAGACTTAGGAGGATTTAGGTGACTTACTAGGAGAATCCAGATATCTAGTTCCTTAGCTAGTCCAGCTACCTCAGCCATCAGGCCATCGAGGTTTCGTCTCTCATCGGTAGCATGGGCATTAAGGGCAGTGAGGTTATCTATGTAGAATATTCTGATATTGAAGTTGTGGAACATATAACGCATCTTTGCACTAATGGATTCCCAGTCATTGCTGCCAAAATTATCGAACATAAATAAATCACCATCAAGGGATTTTGTAGTTTCAATTAGTTTCTCCTTATCGGTCTCTACTTTAGGTAAGTGGTAGTGACAGCCATCAATCTTACCTGCCACTCGTTGTAGTGTTTCCTTTGTGGATTGCTCAAGGATAAATGTACCTACCTTCCACCCTTGCTGTAAGTCGAAGGCTATCTGACTAACTACGAAGTCGGTCTTACCAATAGATACACCTGCACCTACTGTAACTACTTCTCCGAACCGTCTACCATACATAGCATCGGTTAGCTTTGAGTAGTAGTAGTCAAAACCTACTTGGACTGGAACTGCTACTACATCTAGTAAGTCAGAAGGGGTTACGATGTCATCTGGCTTGTACTTCTCAGCATTATAGAACGCATTGAGGATGCCTGCCTTACCTTTGTAGATGAGGATGTCGTTAGCATCTTTGTAATCAGCACTCCGAATAATACGTACCTTGTCAACAGGGAGAATAGTTAAACATTCTTCAACTGCTTGTCGTCCAGCATCGTCACTGTCAAACCAAAGGAATACTTCCTGGTAACCACTAATCCAATCTAAGTGTTTAGCTATTTCTTTCTGAGCAGACCCACTCCCATTCTTAATACTAACTACTGGGTACTTACCATCAAAGGCAGTAGCTACCGATAAGGCATCAATTTCACCTTCAGTAATAATTAGCTTACGTCCTGTATTACCCCAGAGTTGCTGACCAAACATTAAAGCTTCTTTAGGAGCACCAATGAACTTAAAGGACTTATCAGCATACCTTAGCTTCTGCGCTACAAGCTCTTTCTTGTCGTTGAAGTAGTTAGCAATCTGACAGAGGTCGCCTTTACTATCATGTCCCATACCATAACTATATTGCTTAACGATTGCCTCTGGTATCTTACGTTTATTTAGGTCTGTGTACTCATAAGCTAGTAAGCCCTGAGGTGTGCCCTTGTTGCGGGGGGTACTATCCATCTTCTCTCCTCTTCCTGATGTATTACAAACAAAGCAGTAAGTGCCTCCATTTGAGTAGACTGCTTTACCATCGGATGAATTACAGTCGCCACATTTAGTATGGTATAGGAACTCGCTCCCATCGTCTTCGTAATCTACCATTACAGCTCCTGTCTAATCATCGCCTCGATGTCATCGTCTGAGATATCACCTAAGTTATATGGTACGTCATCTGAGTGCTGTAGGTAGTTCCCCAGCTCTCTGTACACAGCTGACTGTGCTTCGTACTGTTCTAGGTGTGGAGACTCAAACATTCTCTCTGCTACAACGTCTTTAAATAAACTCATTCTACATATTCCTCAATTGTTACATCACATCTAGGTGATTCTTTATCCAACCCACCGTACCTATATACTATTTCTTTAATGAAGTGGTGGTTGTCATCTTCTATAATATCAAGCTCAACTAAAGCATCATGGGTAAACTTAGTAACTACACTGCCAATATTGTCAATATCAAACGCTCTCTTGGTAGGGTAGTAGATGACGTAGGTAACCTTGCAAGGCTTTGTGACCTTATCAAGACTACGTATATCATCTGCTACTAAGATTTTAAATGCTTTCTTTATGCTGTTACTTAACTGGAACTGCCAGTTACGGTAGCTATTGAGGTTGAGGTAGTAATTCTTTTTCTTACGTACTCCCATCTCGACAACTATCGGAACGCTAAAGGTCTGTGACTGCACTTAAGCCTCTTCTAGCTTCGTACAGGAAGGAACTTTATACCAGGTACTACCTTCCTCTATGTGTAACTCAAAAGGGCGGTCGATATATTTAGATTGCTTCACATCTCCTGACGTATCCCAGACCTGTACCCATAAAGTCTTCTTTACTAGCTTAGGCTTTACTCGGTAAATATTATCACTATCCCAGGAGGGGCTTTCAATAGTTAACCAGTCGCTACTTGTGATCCTAAATTCAATCTCAGCTCCTTCTGCCCATAAGTGGATTAGTTCTGCATGGGTATGTCGTTGTTGCTGTTCCATATAGTTCTCCTTAAAAGTCTGTATCATCATCGTCAGCAATCGAGTTAATACCTGAAGGTTCTGAGGGTGCTTCAAAGCCATCCTCTTCATCGAACCCACCTGCATCACCTCCACCGAAGGAGATTAGCTCAATAATCTGCATCTTATCCCAAATTAGACTGATACCTACTGACTTGGTTGAAGCCATTGAGTAAGGATTAGCGAAGACTACACACTTAACATCAGAACCATTACCAACCAAAGGGATTGGGTTGACTACTTGACGTTTAGCATCGACAACTGTAATGCTGTGTTGCTTGCCTCGTTCCTTGCGGCCGTCAATATCCTTTAACTTCATCTTAAAGATAACCTTACCAGTCGGCTCACCTTCTTGGTCGTACTCTTCAGAGAATACTTCTTTAGTTGTATAAGCACCACCTTTAGCACCTAAGGTCTTCTTAGTCTCTGCTAAGGCAATATCTCGTACCTCTTCTAACTTACTGATGAATGCTACTACCGTAGGGTCACCAGGGTCACATACAAGGCTCATTGATAATTCACCAGTCGGTGTGTATTTACGGTCAGGCTCTGCAATCTTACACCATAAAGCTTTACCTTTAGGGGTTGTTACATTGAATCCTTTTACTGCGAATGGTTTAGTTGGGTTAGTCGCCATGGTAGTTCTCCTTTAGGGACTTATTATAATTTAGGCTATTGCCTCGTTCGTTTCTTACAGTACTTAGAGTACTTAAAGCTTTCTTAATAAATTAAGCTTCCTTTAAGTTTTACAACCTCTACAAACTCTAATTATATTTAAATAACTCAATTCTTGAGATACTTTAAGTACTGATTATTCTACTTCCTAGACTTTACCTACTAGTGTCGTTTCATTGAAAGTTAGCTAAAGATGTACCTACTATCCATTACCTCCTCTAAATCTAAAGTATTAATCATTATATCATTACCTCTCTCCTCAAAGTCTGGATTAACTTGCTTTATCCATTGTTGTAGAGGTTGTTGCTTAAAGAGTTCTACATAAGCTTCTCTTACTCGAAGGTTTAAGTTGCTTACTTGGTTAATAGGGACTCCGTAACTGTCGTGGATAAGATGGAAGTTAGTACAACCATCTGCTTTCAGTTTCAGTACAGTAGAGGACAGTAAGGCTGCATCTAAGCCATGTATAAAGTTAGGTGCAATACCATTAACCATCTTCTGTGGGTTTAGTATATTAGTCTCAGTCCTGATAGATAACTTACCGATAGGAGTTTGTACTCTCTCTACCTTAGTCCTATGTATTCGCTGTAGTATAGGAAACTTGGTAATAGGAGCTGTATAGAATACCCACCTACCTTTCTTAACTACTTCGGATGTAACTTCTTTTAAGAACTCTTGCCCAATTCTAGCTCCTTTAACTGTTTCAGCAATTGCTCGGTCGTTTAAGTCAGTAAGTATCTTTGCGGTAATCCACATATCACCTACCCAGAACTTCTTATTGTTCTTCTCCATATTAACTAGTTCAGCTTTAAGTTGTTCATACATACCATACTTAGTTACAGAGTACGGTTGAGTCATAGTGTTACTTTTAGTTAGCTTACGAGTTATCTTTCCTTTAAGGCTATCTCCTACTGCCTGTGTATGCTGTTCATGTACTTCCCCTGTACCAATCTTATAGTTTAGTAGGGTAGGGTAGTCGTTATCATATAGGTATTGGTTGACCTTATCAGCAACTCGTTGGTAGATATCGTTTCTTACCTGACCAACTACATTTACTGCCTCAGCTCCTTCCTTATCTAGTAATAAGCCAGAGTATATTTGAATCCCTGAACAAGTAGCATCGAGAGCAATAGGTATATGGCTCAGGAAGGTATCAGGAGAAGCTAAATACTCAGCATATTCAAAACACCAAGCTAAATACAAGTAAGGCTCGTCAGTATCCTTCCAGAGTCTTCTATGTTTCAAGGGATTATCTGCAATTGCTACTACGTCTTCTGTCATAGCCTGTATCTTCTCTACCCTTACCTCATATTCTTCCTTATCAAACCCATAACAATTAGCCCCATGCACTAAGAACCAGAATAGTTCCTCACTTGTAGTTATAGCCACTCCGTCCTTAAACTGTAATAATGCCTTAGCTTCCCCCTTGCCTTGTGGCTGGAGATGTTGTTGTATTGGGTAGATACGCCCTCTAAAGTCATACTGGTAGCTGAAGTAAATCTCTTCCTCATCTAAGTACTCCTTAGCATTAAAGATTACCAAGTTAAACATGATAGCCTTACCTGTGTTGCTGATAGTAATATCACGCTGTTCTTCCAAGTCTCTAAGGTATTCGTGCATCTGCATTTTCTCAGAAGGGAGTCCTTTATATTTACCTTCAGTAACAACCTCCCCATAATCCGCAGCATTTACAAAGTCCTCAGCTTCTAGTTGAGCATTGTAAGGAAGCCTTCCTATAAGGTATGGATTATTGTAAGGAGCATCGTCATCTAAGACATTATCCTGAAATACCTTATCCAATACCTCATATACTTTACGATTAACCTTCCATGCAGTACCCTGCAAGACGTTTAAAGTATCATACACCTGCTGCACATCAGCTTTCTCAAAATACTGCCGTAGGAAGCCTCTGTTGCTGTCCCTTGTCTTGATGATAGAAAGCTTATAAAGCTCTGGGGTATGGTAGCCACCACTCCCTTCAAACGAAGTCCAATCTACAGGCGGTGTGATTAGTATAGGATACTTCCTGTATTCACTTAGGAGGCGGTCTCTCGAACCAAGTACCATCCTAAAACATTCTTCAGTATAGACAAAGAACTTAGCTGACTTACCTTTAGTATAGATTGTCTTAGCTTCGATGATATTAATACCACTCTTAATAACTAAGTCAAGTAAGTAAGCTCCTAAGTAGGTAGTTTCCTTTGAAAGAGTAGAGTTCTTAAGGGTATCTTGATTCTTAATTAGCTTTAGTTTCTCTTGAGTACG